TTATCAAGCAACAGGAACTGGTGTTACAAAATTCACATATGATGTGCAACTAGATGACGGTATTGAATTAAAACTAGGTACCGACGCAGACACAAATATTAAACACACCGGAACTAACCTTAACATCAACGAAACAACCGGCGATATAAACATCAGAACTTATGCTGACAACAAAGATGTTGTAATAGGATCAGATGACGGCAGTGGCGGATTGGCAGATTATCTTAAAGCGGACGGATCAACAGGTGAAGTAAAATTATATCATTATGGTACGGAGAAGTTTAAAACAATTAGTACCGGAGTTCAAATTGATAAATCTGTAGATATCATTCAAGGAAACACACACAGCCTACAAGCAAAAGACAGCACAGGTTCTTATGTGGCTAAAAACTATTTGCTTTGGGGAACTACAACAAATGCTGTTGAAACAGAAATATTTGTGGGTGGGGTAACAAATTCACGTATAGCCGTGGGAAACAACACAACAATAAATTATTCAGTGCAGGTTGTAGCACGTAGAACAGATGCAACAGGTGAATCAGCGGCATGGGAATTAAAAGCAGTGGGTGATAGTTTTTCAGGCACAGTGGCTGACGTGGGTAACGTTTACGAAGTTGTTGTAGCCAGAGATGATACCAATTGGCAAGTGGACGCCAGAGCGGACAACACCAACAACGCAATAGGAATATTTGTTACAGGAGCGGCCGGCAAAACAATACGTTGGGTGGCGGAAATAGAAACATCGGAGATTAACATAGTATAATGACAAGGCGAACACGTAGTTACCAACTAGACAACGATGCAAGGACCATCAAAGTCAACGGCAAGTCGGTCATTGACCTTTCTACTTCATCCACAAACACACTTAAAACCGTGGGTGGTGCGGCTGACCAGGCTGTGCAACTTGCGGCATCAGGTGATTCCACAAACATCGACCTAAGATTATCTCCTAAAGGCTCAGGTAAGGTAGACATCAATGAGCAGTACAAACTACCATCTGCGGATGGAAGTGCTAGTCAGGTGTTACAAACAGATGGTAGTGGTACACTTTCATTTGCGACTATATCCACAAATTCAATAGCACAAGGTAACTCCAGTGTGGCAGTTGCTGACACAGGCACAGGAACAGTCACAGTACAGGTAGACGGAGAAACTGTTGCAACTTATAGTTCAGCACTGGCATTTGATGTTAACAGTGCCACTACTGCTATCAGATTACCCAACGGTACAACAGCACAAAGACCTTCGGGCGTAACAGGTTTATTACGTTACAACTCATCCACTGACAAGATCGAGGGTTACACCACAGCAGGTGGTTGGGCAGAACTTGGTGCTTCTTCATCTAGTGAAGTATCAGACAGTGGAGAATCAGTAATTGGTATAGGACAAAATGCTAAAAACTTGGATACTTTTACTACAACAGCATATGATTCTGCCTTATACTTTGCAGTTACAATGGACGAATCTAATAACAATGTGGTCTCAACACAAAAATACAGTGTGGTACACAATGACTCAGATGCTTTTGTTTCAACAACACACGTAACTGAATCAAATGACGGACACGATTATATGACCATTACGGCAGATATCGACAGCGGTAAAGTGAGAGTTAGGGGCACAGGTGCGTCTGACATCAACAGTGTAAGTTGGTACAGATGGCCACTGGGTGACAACACAACAGACACCACATCAGGAAACATAGGAATTTTCTCACAGGCAGATGCAACCAACGGACAAACAAACTTCAATTCATATGTGGACACAGGATTTTCAACTTCTATCAACAACAGTGCAACTAAAAATTTAGACACATTTTCAGCAACAGGCGTTAACTCTGCTGTGTATTATACTGTGATCAGAGACGAGACCAACAGTGATGTAATGATGGCAAAATACAATGTCACACACGATGGTACATATTCTTACATGAACCAAACACACATTATAAAGTCAGATGAATCAAACACTTACCCAACTGTGTCCACAGACATTGATAGTAGTACTGTAAGATTAAGAGGACAAGGTAGTTCTGCACTCAACAGTATGTCTTATTACAGATTATCACTTGGTGGTAGTACTGCATTAGCAGTAGCAGATGCTGTAAAAACTTTTTACAACAGCGATGTAGACACAGCAACTGAAGTGCTAGACTCATGGTCTTCTGGTAGCAACAGAGGTGCAAAATATATCATAACTGGAAAAAATTCAGACACCGGAGTAACCTGTGTGCAAGAAGCAATCGTTGTACATGATGGAACTTCGTCGTTCATCAGTAATTATGGTACAACGTGTACAGCAGGAACTGATGCAATCTTTACACTTACAACAGACATAAGTGGCGGAAACGTAAGGTTATTAGTGGGTGCTTCATCTGCCAACTGGGCAATAATAGGACACAGAGTACTATTGGCAGATTCAATGAGCACAACGTATGATGGTAGTACAGCAGATATACACAGAACACTTGCTTCAACAACAGTAAGTTCATCAGCAACAACAATCGACTCATGGTCGACTAGTGACCACACTGGAGCATTTTACGTTGTCACAGGACACAACTCATCAGAGGCGGCGGCTTCTATACACGAAGTTATGCTGTTGGCAGATGGTTCAAATGCATATGTTTCGGCACATGGTATAAGTTCAAAAGGCACAGACCAATTAACATTTGCAGGTCAAAATGATGGATCTGGTGGAATAGCACTGCAGGCGTCTTCATCAAGTGGTGGAAGCACATCGGTAAGTGCTTGGAGGGTTCATCTAAAAAGAGAAGATGCTGGTGCATCTGTTATTGACTCTTGGAGTGCATCTTCATACAGAGGAGCAAAATATTTCTTAAGTTTAAATGATTCAGCAAACGGCAAACTACAAAACATCGAAGCATTACTTGTACACGATGGAACCAATGCTTACATAACACCATATGGTGATGTACAAACATACAGTGGCACAGCATTAACAACACTGTCGGCGGATATATCAGATGGTAATGTAAGACTAAAAGGATTGTCAGCACAGTGTAGAATTACAGGTTACAAAATATTGTTATCAGATTCAGAATCAGCAAGTGATGGCGACAACGTGGCAACCATAGCAACTAAAACAGTAAGTTCGTCAGCAACACAATTAGACACATTTACATCAGACACAGCAACAGGTGCCTTTTACATTGTTACTGGTTACAACTCAACAGAAGGAGTTGCTAGTATATCAGAAGTTACTGTGTTAAGCGGTGTGGGTGCTGACGGCAGTACACAAGACGCTTTTATAAGTGCTGGTCCAACAGTATCATCTAAAGGTACAGATCAGTTAACATTTACAGCATCATTTGACGGTACAAGCACAATCGTAAATGCCGCAAGTACATCAGGCGGTTCAACATCTGTTAGTGCATACAGGGTTGACTTATTGAGAGCGGCAGGTGGTGCAGTTGCAGTAAACTTAACTGTATCTGCAGACCAAACAATTACAGGTGCAAAAACACTTTCAAATGCTGTTGTTAAAATGACAAACTTACCTACTAGTGATCCAGGAGTTGCAGGACAACTTTGGAGAGATGGCACTGATTTGAAAGTAAGTATTGGTTAAACTATAAGATCTAAAATAGTCTGTAACTTACCCTTAATACTTTTATTATTCAAAGTATTTTTCAGACCCATGTGCAAATTCTTGGGCCAACATTCGAACGCAGTCCAACAGTATCCTGAGTGTTCCGCATTTAACTTAGGTATGAATTCTGCGTCAATGGCTATGAGATATGTGTGGAAGAAGAACTTCTGATCGTTGGAAGTGAACATCTCCAAAGGTATAACTTTCTTGAACTTGGGTAAACTACCTGTTTCTTCTTCAATTTCACGCTTCAATCCTTCGAAGGCACTCTCTGTGAATTTACTTTGGCCGCCAACCAATCCCCACATACCTTGGGTCTTACGATCGGTCCTCTGTAGGAACAGGAAACGTTTAGTGCTGGTCGCATAGAATAGGGCACCGGAGCAGACTATATTATCATCCATGCTATATTATAACAACTATGGAGTAGTAGCGTCAAGGCTAGAATTATATCCTGGATCTGCTCCACCGTCTAACACGATGCTCCAATTACCTTGTGCGTACACACCCTCGTATGATTTCACCCATTCCGTGCCATTGAATCTGTACTGAATACCAGTGTTAAGATTGGTAACATAATGTTGTGTTGAATCGGGGTTGCTGGCATCAAATGCCACATTCCATTTTGATGTCGAACTGTTGTATTCTATGATGTCGCCAACACTAGCCACTAGTGTGCCCCAGGTTTGACTCTGGAAACTGGCCGTGCTGTCGCCAACGTCATTAATCACCAAATATCTATCGCCATTAGCAGGTGTGCCTGGATTAAAAGTTGCAGGATTTATAATCTT